AGAACCAAGACTAACTGTAGTTAAAGCTCCTGAAAGGGAAACGATTAAAGTACCAGGACTAACTCCTATACCTAAAATGGAGTTAGCAATTAAGCCCGACTACGATAGACTAGTTATGTTACTTGATATGAGAACTTACTCTAAAGGTAGTCTGCAAGATAAACTAATCGAAAAACTGGGAGACCACTTTGCTAATCTTGGAGCAATCACTGAACTAGATAAATATGGGAATTTGTATGTAACTAAAGGTAAAGCAGATTTCTATCCATGTGTAGTTGGTCATACTGACATCAACCAACAAGTTAGAAGCAATGTTAAGATTATGACAGGATATCCTTGGATGTTTGGTTTTGACACAGACAAAGCAGAACAAGCTGGTATGGGTGCGGACGATAAAGTGGGTGTCTATTTTGCAGTACACATGTTTGATTTGTTTGAAAATATCAAGTTGTTCTTTCCTAAGGATGAGGAAGTAGGTTTGATTGGGACTTATGCAGCAGACAAAGAGTTTTTCAAAGACTGTAGTATGCTAGTTCAATTGGATAGAAACTCCTACAAAAATGATCTCATTAACTATACTAACGGAATTGAAGTATGTAGTGAGGAGTTTGTAGAAGCCGCTCAATCTATTATGGATAAGTACATGTATGCTACTAACAGAGGTTCTTGCACAGACATTGGTGGTATCAAGAAGTTTAATACCGTTAATTGTGTAGCAATGAACGTAAGCTGTGGTTACATTAACGAACATAGTTCAGAAGAAGTAATTTCTATACCTCACTTTGAGAATGCTATTAACTTTGGTTATGAGTTACTTAAGATGGGTGTAGATAAAATATGGACTCATGCAGCGAAAGAAGAAGTCTACGAGAATAGTTACTATGGGAGATATGGTAATTACGGTTATAGTTATAGTGGAGGTTCTTCGTTTGATGATTCTTTAGTTGACCCTTTTGATGATCTTTATCATAGGCCAGGTACCTACGTAGCGGAGTCTATCAATAATTCTGGTGTTTATATAGATGAAATAGACAAAGATAATGATGAGTACCTAACAGACTTGTATCAAGAATTTGCTTCTGAAGATGTCAGAAAGAAGCAGTTAAAACAAGAGTTCTCATTTGACTTTGGATATATCTCAGAAGAAGAAGCAAATAACTATACTCAAGCAAACATTGACGAAATGATACTTGAAGAAACTTGTCCTTGTTGTTGGAATACTATTAAAATAACCAATAGATTATTGCTTTACACTCAATGTGAAAGCTGTGATAGTTTATTTAACATACCAAAAGATGCAATCGAATAATAAAACTTTATCGTTTAATTGCTATGGAGAAAGTCTGGATACAAGTCCAGACTTTTTTCTTGCGAAAAGGGCCTATGAAGAGTCTCTCATAGACTGGAATGAAGATGAAAAAAATTGTGGAAAAAGTGGGGAAGAACACTTGGAAATTACAGAACACATACCTAATTTTGACATCCCATTAAAGAAAAATTTACCTTTAAAACAACCAACCAACAATGAAGAAAACATTTTACGAAACAATGTGGAGCCTATTGGAGAACCAGGGAATTCTCCAACAATGGTTTGATGAAGGTCTTCTTGTTACTAAGAAAAATACAACATTTTGGACACCAAAAGCCCTAGAGTTACTAGGGCTTGAGGAGTCTATTGGTGGAGTTAACCTTAGTGACAAGCCAGGGCCAAAAGCTAGAGAAGTTAAAGTTGATTTACTTCAAGATTTATCAAAAGAATTTGCAAGCAAGTTTAGTGCTAAAGCTATCGGTGTGCCAGGTAAAGGAGGCAATATGGTAGCAGTTAGTAAGAAGATAGAAAAGTTCCTGAAAGATTACGATTATACCGTAGAGGAAATTCTAAAAGCTATAGACTTGTACATAGCTGATTTAAAAAAGACCAACGGATTACGATACGTGCAAGAAGCACATTACTTTATTAGCAAAATACATAATGGAGTAAACGTAAGTAATTTAGCTAAATGGTGCGAAGAAGTTAGAGCAGATAAAGGTGGAGACAAGGGATATACTAGTCACACAATACTTTAATTTTTTCTTTCTTTTTCTACCTATTACAAAGCTATGGCATACCAACCACCAAAATTTCAAGATTTACTTAATGTCATTGAGCGTAACAAGCGTATCAAAGAACAAGGAGGTATTACTTCTATCTTAGGTCCGTTTGAACGTTTATCACAGTACTATGGAGGGTTTACCAAAAGCTCTATCACAGCTATTACTGCATCATCAGGTGTAGGTAAAACAAAGTTTGTAAAGTATTTTACCGTACATAATGTGCTAAAACAGATTGAAGGTACGAACATCAAGGCTAAAATATTTTACTTTGCTTTAGAAGAAAACCAAACTGATTTTTGGTTATCGTTTATCTGTAGTTACTTGTTTCAAAAACACAGACTCAACGTAAGTGTAACTCAATTAAAGTCTATTGGCCGATACAATGTAGATGCTAGTCTTATGGCAAAGATTAAAGAAGCCGAAGCTTACATTACTAGATTGCAAGGTACAGTAGAGTGTGTAGATTACATCAGAAATCCGACAGGTATCTTAAAATACATCAAATCGTTCTTTGATAATCCTGCTATAGGAGAGTATGTATTTAAAGAAATGCCAGACGGCAGAAAGAAACTTACAGGATACAAGTACAAATCAGATGATTTATGGGTATTCTTTGTTTTGGATCACATTAGTTTATTATCTAACGAAACAATACCCGACAGTAAGATGAGATACACTCCGTATCAAACCTTTGACCTTATGGTTAAAGACTACATCTTAGATATCTTCTCAAAGAGATTTCAGATGGCAAATGTTATTGTACATCAGCAGACTCCTTCCTCAGAGAAAGCTCAGTACACTAGCAAGGGACATCTAATTGAAGAGAAGATAGAACCTTCTTTGGAAGAGTTGCACATCAACAAAGGTGTGCATCAGGATTACGAGGTTGTGTTGGGATTGTTCAACCCAGCACGTTACGATATTGACTTACACAATGGATATGACATATCTATATTAGGTCGTAACTATCGTTCCCTTAAGTTTCTTAAAGACAGACACTTTGGACTAGAAAATTCTAGTTTAGGTATGTACTTTGAAGGAGCTAGTGGTATTTTTCAGGAATTACCTCGAGCAGAAGTAATGACTACAGGAGGATACTACGAACAATTTAAAGAGATAAGATAAAATGCTGAAGAGAATTAAAATGGAAAAACACTTAGAAGTTATCTTAGCAGAAATGTGTACTAGAGTTGGTACAAAGCTAGATAAGGTAAATATTCTACAACAAGACTGGCAGGAAAAATACGAATGGACAATTGAACAAGAAAAAGATTTCCAAGAGTGGATGTGTCAGTACCTACAAAAAAACAAAGACGCTTTATTTGAAATATCTACCTACAGACCAGATGAAACCTTAACTCCAACCGAACTAATGAATCTAGTTAAAGAGTTCACGTTGTTTTATGGGTGGGCATTAGAAGAAGAGCCAAACTTTGAATATATAAAAGAAAATAATCCAGAAAAAAACTAAAATGTCAAGCAAATTAATCGCAGTCGTAGGACCCACTGGTAGTGGGAAATCAACATCAATCAAGAATTTAGATTCAAAAGAAACGTACATTATTAACATTGCACGTAAGGAACTTCCATTCAAAGGAGCAAACAAACTGTACAATGCAGAACTAAAAAACTATGCAGAACTAGATGACGCTTTGCAAGTTGTAAAGTATCTACACAGCATCAGTGAGAAAGCGCCTCACATCAAGAACGTAGTATTAGAAGACTCTAACTACATTATGGGTTTTAACATGGTTAAGAAAGCCACAGAAACAGGCTTCACTAAGTTTTCCGTAATGGCTAAGGACATGGTCACATTACTTACAGAAGCCCGCAAATTACGTTCTGATTTGAAAATTTTCTACTTTTCTCATCCCGAGGAAATTATGGACGATGGAGCTATTGTTTCTTACAAAATGAAAACAGCAGGTAAATTGTTGGACAATCAAATTGTATTGGAAGGCTTGTTCACAATAGCGTTGTACACCCATGTAGATGAGGACAATGAAGGTAATGCTACTTATGAATTTGTAACTAATCGTTGGAAGAAATATCCAGCTAAATCACCTGATGGTATGTTTCCAACAATCCGTATCCCTAATGACCTAAAAATTGTGTGTGAACACATTGACGAGTATTATTCCTAATCAATTAAAATTAACAAAAATGAATTTAGAAAATTTAGAAACCAGAAGCAGCAGTCCAAGTAACAAGAAACTTTACACAGGCATTGCACCGATTAAAATTGTAGCTGTTAACCCATCTCGTAAAGAGATTGCAAGTATGTACGAAGTGGATATAGAAAAGGTCAAAGAACCTAACTATTTCACCGAAGATTCAACTCGTTTGGATTTTTGGTATACAAACCACGATAGTATTACTACACCTTTGTTGGGTAAGTTTGCTTTGTTTATAAGCAATCAAGCAAGAAAGAGTCAAGCTGGTAAAACCCAGTACATTGACAACCACAGTAAAACTTGTTGGGCTGATAGTCTTGGAGATTTGTCGGAGCGTAACACAAAAATGGCTGACTACAACAAACTAAAGTTGGATAAAGTACGCGAAGCATTGCGTGGAGAAGAAGATTTGTACAGCTTACTGCGTACTTACGGAAACGTAGATACCAATACTGCTCCCTTTATGCTTGATGATATTAAAACCATCATTAAAGGTAACGTGAGTGAGTTGCGTGACTTCTTTAATCACTTCAACAAGAAAGACGGAGGAGTTAAAGTTTTATTGGGTATCAAAGATGGTCAGTATCAAGATGTATGGAACAGTCTATTCATGACTTTAAACGGTAAGATGTCTGACTATGTACGTAACAAAATTACGGACGGTCAGTATGGTTACAAACACTTCTATGGAGGTAGCTTCGTTTTGAAAGAGTTTGTTCCTAGCGAAGAACCTGCAACTGTTGAGTCTGGAGATGATCCTTGGACACAGAATGATATTGAAGATCCATTTGGAGATTCAGTAGGAACTGCACCTAAATCAAATGTAGATACAAATCCTTTCGAGGACGACTTATTTGGCTAAGATGTACCTAATGTAGGTAGGGGTACATCTGTGCCCCTATCTTCATTAACTATGTGAGTATGAAATTAGATAATGTTAAACTAAGAATTACAAAAGAAATGCTTTTCGCTAAGTTTAGCCAAGAGCAGATTATGGAGTTTTACTTCGGACAGCCTATCAAGCTTAAAGAAAAGTATAAGAATCCTTTTAGAAACGATAAGTTTGCTACGTGTCCTTTTTTCTACAAACAAAATGGACAGTTAGTGTTTATGGATTTTTCTGTAGGTAAACCTCTAACGTGTATTGATATAGCTGAGCTAAGACATGGTGGTCCAGTTGGATATCAGGATATTTACTATGAGATGTCTAATTTAAAAATAAGCGATTTACCTACACCTACAATTGAGTTTAATAAAGAAGATGTCTTTAATGAAACTATAATTAAAGTGGAAGTAATGCCATACGACGGAGAAGACTTGAAGTTCTGGGCCCAATTTAACATTAGCTTAAGTACACTTAAACACTTCAATGTACGAAGGATAAGAAGAGCTTGGATAAATGGACAGTTAAGATACATAAACTTAGACAGAGATAGGTGTTATCGGTACATAGAGGGAGACAGATTTAAACTATACAGACCGCATAACAAAAGAATGAAGTTCAGAAATAACTACATGCACGAGTATGAAGGACTAAATCAATTACCGCCTACTGGTGAATTACTAGTTATTACTAAGTCTATGAAGGACATTATGACTTTACATTCTATTGGCATTCTTGCAATATGTCCTCACAGTGAATCTGCTATACTTAGACCTGAGTCTATAGATGAGTTTACCTCTAGGTTTAAACGAGTTTGTATTTGGTATGACGCCGACCCTACTGGAGAAGCAAAGTCACTTGAGATGCATGCTTTGTACAAACCTAAAGGAGTAGAAAGATTAACACATAGTGCAGTACTAGGAAAAGATGTAAGCGACATAGTAAAAATACACGGGGTAGAAAAACTAAAAGAATTATGCATACAGTTAGAGATATTATAGAATACATCGTAAAAGAAACAGTCGAGTATCTAGATAAATCAGATAAATTAGTAGAAAAAGACTCTTTCTTAGCAGACAAGTTAAAAAGAAAATTCTTAGAGGATACACTACTTAAACCGTATAAAGAAAAAACAATCATTATTACACCTAAAGTAAAAAGAGAGAAACTTGATATGAAAAAGTCTCTTACTACTCACGAGATGACTGTAATCCAGATTATCTGTGAGATACATAAAATAGGTTTTAATGATTTGTTCTCTAGAAAGCAGAACACAGAACACGTAGATGCTAGAAAACAACTTGCGTCTTTCTTGTACGTTTACTTAAACTATTCGTATTCTCATATAGGAATGTTATTAGGAAGAGACCACAGCACAATGATTCATAATATATCTTCTCACGAAAGTCTGTTAGAGACAGATAAAGTGTATTGTGATAAGTTTTTTAAAGTTATTGATGCTATAAAGGTAGAGCTACCAGAGTTAATGAATCCTAGTTTATCTATGAACAATATGATAAAAGAGTACAGAAAACTTAAAAGTGAAAGAACTATGAACTTGCTGAGTTCTTTTAGACTAGAAAACAAAAAGTCAAAAAGTTAAATGGAACAAAAGAAAAGAATCAATATACCTGATAGCTGGTACAACAAACTAAAGCACTTTATTGAGTCAGACGAAATGACAAAGATCGGCTCTGTTGTTAAGGAGAGAAGAAAACATACCGAAGTTTTCCCTCCCAACGAAGAAATCTTCAGAGCATTTCAACTAACCCCATATCGTGATGTACGCGTTGTGATTATTGGAATGGATCCTTATCCTACTT